TCCAATTACATCACTCGCTGTAACTTGTGTTGCATCTAAAATATATCCTGATACATTTATTTTTTTTGCATCGGCTGTAAGCGTAATTAAAGTTGTTAGGTCATCTTTATATGTTGCGATGTAATCTGTGCCATCTTTTAACTTCGTCTTGGTTTCTGCGTTTGTTACAACTAAAGAATCCAAAATCACATCTTTTTGTTCAATTGTTACCTGTTTGTTTGTAACGTCGTAATCTGTTGCTTTTAGTTCTGTTCTATGTTGTTCAGGATCGACAACGTTAATAAACACAGCAGGCGCTACCCCAAATTTAATAAAATGTGTAAAAATACTCTGGCAAAGCGTGTACTTTTCAAAATCACTCGAATAACCTAGATATTTTACTGCATCTTCATAACTTTCTACATAAACCGCCTCATTTACTTTTGGCTCTGTTGCTAGATGCACAGGTGCCGTTCCAACGACTACCGGCACTCCAGATAATGCAATTTGAGGCTTTGCATATTGTGTTGGCACTTCTGTTGCTTTTGCTCCGTGAAAATACATATTACTTTCCTCCTTCGTTTTTTACTTTGTTATAAATAACATTTAAAACGCTGTCTTTCGTTTCAATTTCTTTTTTCTTATCTGCGTATTCGCTTAATGGCACGAATAGTTTTTGAATAAGCGGCTGACTAGCTACTAATTCTTTAGCTATTTGTGGATAACCATTTGTAAAAATAGTCCCTTCGTCAATCTTGTTTTTTATTGTCGGTCCGATATACGCAAATGATTCTTTTCTTTTTTTTGTATTTACAGTCATATAAATATATCACTCCTTCTTTGTATATATGCTGGTGCAAATTCAAGTGTCATTCCACCAAAAAAATATGGATAGGTGTCTTCATCATCAATTGCCCATTCAATTTTCCCAACTTGATAAAAAGTCTTCAACACATTGTTTTCACTTAATCTAATAACAATCCTGTTGATTAGATTAAGCATAATATCCCCTTGATTTTCTTCTGCATTGTCATGTATTCCGAAAATCAATAATACCCTGATTTTATTTTCTGCATCATTTATTGCATTATGACTTCCATCTATAAGTCGAATTATGCAGTATGGAAACGGATCATCTTCATCCGTTTCTTTTTTTGGTAAATTCTGCTTAAAGATTTCTAAATTCGTTTGATCTCCGTCTAAATTTTTCCAAGCAATATCTTTTGACACTTCTATAAGCATCTCTTTGATTTCATCTTGTAAATTTTGTGGTGTCATTTTCTCACCTCTGCAACGTTCTTTCTAATTCTTGTTTTATATTTTTTTGTATCAGTTCCTTCATTTGTGGCTCAATTTTGTTGTAAACCTTCTTTTCATTTCCTAGCATTTGAGGTATGGAGGGACTTAGCAATTTTTTTAACGCATTTTTTTTTGGATTTGAACGCATTTTTTTATTAGGATCTCTTTCTACAATTGCTAGATGTGTACTTTTTTCATTTCTAAATCTAGCTACGAAAGCTTTTGTATTTCCTTTTACAAGCGCTTTCATCGAACTAGCTGTTAAAACTTTTGCTTTTATTTCTTTTGGCCTATCTTTTCCATTTGCATAGCGAAAAGGAGAAGCTCTAAATTTTCCAATTTCTAAGCCCTCTCCTTCTGATTTAATTATTGCCTCTGTTTTTGAAACTGTTGCAGATTTTATTGTCATGCTTTTGCTAAACCCTGAAATTTTAACCGCATATGTTTCTTTGGCGGTTTTAGCTAACTGTTTTCTTACCTCTTTTGCAGTTTTATTTATTGCCTTTTTTAATATTGTCTTGCTGTCTTTCTTAATTCCAGACAATGCTTTTTCGATTGTATCTATTTGTTCTTTGTCTACCTCAAAAGTTAGCAACTGCTCTTCACCGCCTTTAAACTAATCGAAAATATTCCATTTTCATTAATAGCGTCTGTTACTGTGTAACTTTTTTTATCAAAACGCATAACTCTTCCGATTGCTGGTAAATTTCTAAAATTTTCCTCTGCTACATAAAAAAGAATTTCTTTCAAGAAAATACCGTTTGAATTTGACGTAATACGTTTTTGTCTTTCAATCTGCTCGTTATTATCGATAATAACCATTACAGTTTTTCCGTCAATTTCATGTTCTTCTCCAAATTCTTCCGGATTTATAAATACTTTTTTCGTGTCCTGCGCCACTAACTCTTTGAAATTCATTTCTTTTTCGGTAGCTTTCCAATCAGGTCATCTTCGCTTGTTTTAGGCACAGATTTGCCAGTTAAGCCCGCAGGAGCTGTAACTGGCTTTGCTTTCGCTTTTTTCTTCTGTTTTCCTTCTATAATTTCTACGCTTTCATCATTCTGTAATTTTGCAGTTCCAGCTTCTAACCATGCATTTTTCATCGCTACATCATTTTGTGGAAGTTCATCGCCTGGCTTGTATTGTTTTGATAGATACAAAATGTAATTTATTGCTATAAGCTTTTGCATATCTTACCCACTTCCTATCCAAGCAATTTTACTAACACTGTTGTAGCTGTAGTGCCTGCCTCTGATGCAGCATAACCAGCCACTGCGTTGCCAGATGATGTTTTTGTGATTTCCCCTGCCGTTTTATTAAAATAAACGGTATCTCCAAACTTAATTTCATCGCTCGCTGTCTTTACCATTTCAAACACACCGGCAACGTGTAGTGATCCTGTTTCTCCTGGATTAATATCTGTTCCAATAACTCCAACAAGGCTTCCTTCTGCTACAACGGTATTTGCTTCAATCACGCTTGACGTTGTATTCTTGTAATCTAATGCCTCTCCTCTTTGCCAAAATGTTGCTTTCATCTTTCACGCCTCCTTTTCTACGCTAACGGATTTGTAATTGTGGTTCCTGGATTTTTAACAGCTCCGCGATAGTCCATTACTGTAATTCCCCAATCCAAATAAATATCCCAAACAAAACCAAGCTGTCCAGCTGCTTCCATTCTACGAATTGTTGGAATCTCTTGTCCGTTCAAATAGTCCACTTCAATAAAATCTGTGTCTTCTTTTGCTCCAAGCACAAACCAAGGCGCGGCATTTGCTCCAGCCAAAACATTTAGTGTAGGGTCTTCTATAACTTCAATGCTGTTTCTATATGCGTACAGCGGATTGGCTGCTTGTGTATTATCGCTTGTTTGAATCGTAGCGCTGTTAAAGATTGCATAAAAATCAAAACTGTATCCAACAGGGCAAACGATAATTGCAGGTCTTATAATAATCGCTTCGCCAAATTCATCTTTTTGCATTTGCAATCCTAGAAACATTTTTTGTAAAGCTTCTCTTGTAATTCCTGTTCCTTCCGCTAATACATTGCCATGTGCAGTCGAGAACAATGTTGTTCCGTCATATACGGCAGGATTATTTACAAGAATTTGGCAACATTGTTTATTGAGTGTCTTTCTTGCTGACGCTGCGTATTTTGCAGGAATTTTAGAGAGAAAGTCAATGTCATCATTAATAAATGCCTGTCTTGTCATTGAGAACTGGCGTCCGTATGTTTTTAATTTTCTTGTTGGACGCTTTTCATCTTTTGGCGAATCCGCTTTTAGCTCTGCCCCCTCTGGAACTTCCAAAAATTCTCCTGCTGGTCCTGCAAGATAATTGTTGTCATGTGTCTTGAAATCTTTTAATGTGCCTTTTTTTGTCCATTTATCGAATGTAACTGGTGCTGTTCTATGCCCTTCAACATAAGCTTTATTAATTGCTTGATCCAAAATTGAAGGAAATGCCGCCGTAGGGTTCATGTATTGTCTTTGTAATGTGTCCAAAACTTGATCTGGAGTCTGTCTTAATAATTTACTTGTATTTGCTCCATCTCTTCCCATTGTATCAATCGCAAGGTCTCTTAATGACATTCCCATAAATTCTCTTGAACCTTCTGCCGGCTTTTCAATGTTCACTCCGCCTCGTACAACAAGGGCATCTGCCGCCGCTCGTCTATACTTATCTTCTGTATCTGCCGTTACCGTAACATCTGCTGTTCCTTTCGAATTAACTGGTTCATGTGTTTTCATTAGGCTATCCAGAATAATCTGTCTTACTTCTTCAACCGTATTTTCTCCGGCAATATATTGTTCTGGCTCAATGTTAAAACTTCTACATATGCTTGTGATTTCGGAAATTCTCGTTCTTTCATCTGCTGCCGCTCTCTGCGCAATCTGTTCATTTTTTTCTTGCTGTGTAGCGTTTGTTGGGTTGCTCTGCGCTCTTTTTAATTCTTCTTCGCACTGTTCAATTTCTCTTTGCAAATTCTCAAATTCTGTTTTTTCTTCTGTCGTCAAATCTCTCTGCTCATTTTTTGCAGCATCTACAATCGCTTGTTGTCTAAGCATTGCCTTTTCTTTTTTTTCTTTTGGTCCCATTTTTATGCCTCCTATAATTTATTTTTATTTATTTGCAGTTGCTTTTCGTATAAATTTAAAAGCGACTGTTTATTTGTTTCTTCCATTTCTCTTCCTACTCCAACCGTTGCGTCAGCAGGAACAGATACAATCGAAATCTCGTATGGACTCCACTTTTTGGCAATTGAACACGGTCCTGTAAATCTTCCGTCGCTTGATTGTTTGTTTGATACTACTTCCTCCCAGACATCGACTATGTAGCCAACCGACACACCTTTTAGCGTTCCTGATTTTACTTTTTGATAAATCTTTTCGGATTCTTCATCTGTATCAAATTCTATCTCTGCCTCTCCTCGATTATTTTCTATCCAGGCCTTTACAACTTTTCCAACAACATAATCTCTGTTATGGTTGTATAACACACATCCAATCGACTGCAATCGAGTAAGATCAGCACATCCATCCGAATGGTCTAAAATTTCTTGGCCAAACCAGCGTTTGTACGGCTCTTCTGACGAAAAACTTAATCTGAATTTTCTTTCTTCGCCATCAATCGCTCGTATGGAATTTACTACCAAAACTCTTGTTAATCTATTTTTGTTTGTTGTACTTTTCGCCAAACATTACACCTCCAATCTCAACATTTTTTTCTTTGCCATATTCCAATACTGCTGCCATTTCGTCTATGCACTCTCGCCAATCCATACCATTTTCAGCGCAAATTTGTTTAAACGTCTTTTGTCCTGTTTGCATTGCAATTTTGTTAGCATTACTTTCTTTCAGCGGATCAATCCATCGCTTCGGAGCTTGTATCCATGTGTGTTCAAAATAAGCCTCCTTATTGCTCCAAAAATCTTTTATTTCAATTAAACCACTTAAAACAAGGCTTATTATAAACGTTTCATAGATTTCATCCATCACTTGTAACAGGCTTTCTTTGTCTTCTTCATATGTTAAATCATCTTCAATTGCTCCTTGTCTGGCA